GTATGTAACTGTGTTTGTACCTGTGGATATTCTAGCTTTATCTGTGTACCATGTTTGACTACTGGCTGATGTATAAACGTTTGCTTGACTCATTTGTTATTTTCCTTTTTTACCATGCTCGGCAAGACCAATAACGTGCTTTAGTTCTTGGCCCTGGGTTTTCGCAGTTGTGTCTTGCTCTAAAACTCTTACGACGTGCAGGGTCAGATTTCTTGATCTTCATTGTCTTTTGGCCAGCACGTTTAGCACTTGTGCCACCATGTCCAAAGTTTACTTTTTTAATGTTACCGGTGCTGGGATCTTTGACATAAACTTTAAACTTTTTAACATCACCACGCATGGGTTTGCTCAGCGGCACGTTACGACCTTGATACTCAGCTTCGGTCATTTCAACTTCATCAGACTCGTCTTGATTGCTTTCAATATAATCTGCGGCTGTGTCAACATAGTCTGCGGCTTTGTTGATTTTTGACTGTACCCATTCTGGCATGTTTTCATTGTCGTCTAACATGCCTGTGAGTCTACGAGCGGCACGAACAATGGTTTCAAGATCATCTTTGGCCATATCGCCTTCTTGGTCGTATTCTCCGCTGTCAATCACATCAATATCGGATTCTTTTACTTGATCAGATGAATCATCTAGTGTGCGGATAACGTCTCGTACCCAACCACTAACATCGCTGGATCCAATTTCTTCTACATCCCCAACCCACTCGGCAACATCTTTAACAGCATCCATCACTGCCTGTGGTCCATGACGACCTAACAAACTCGAGTGTTGCATCAAAATACGATGTAAGATTGCACGTTCAGCCGGAGATGTTTCATCGTCCAAACTTTCGTGTACTCCTGGCATGGGATTAGTGATATCTGTGTCTATTTCTTTTGCTGCCAGTACTCCAGCTGATTGGTCTTCGCCAATGCTATATCCCATACCTGGGCTATTTCCTACTGCACCATAACGACGAATTTCTTCAGAAGTAAATCCGTGAGATTCCAGCAGTTCAATTGCACGAGCATCAGCATGAAGAATAATATCGTTTCCAACCACATCAACAATGTGAGTTTCTACCAGGCATTGATCTCCGTAGTCAAAGGCAAATGTGTCGCCCACAGCAGGAGTAGCGGACCACTCCTCGGCTTCAGTTAGGTAATCTTTTAATGTTTTCATTTTGTAGAATAACGTTGATATAATTCCCACAAACGGGCTTCTTGGCTTTCAGCCACAGGACCAACTGATCCACGAGCCGGATCACGGTTGACCACAGGAGTTGTTGTTTGTCCAGTAGTCTTAGGACCGTTTAATCCACCACTGAGTGTTTTGGTCATTGTGTCAATTCCAGCATACTCAGTGTTGTCTGCGCTGTTGGCCAACTCTTCGTCAACTTGATTACAACCACATTCTCTAGAACCGCAGGATGAGCAAACTTCTGAGTAGCCGTCACTGCCACCGCCCATGCCAGCCAACTTTAAAATTTGTGCTAGTTTTCCTGCATCTTCATCTGTGGCAGATACAGTAATGCTATTGTGTCCTTCGGAATCTGTAGAAGCATTGATATTCATGCCTTCATTGAGTTGTGCCATTTTAGCATTGAAACTTTCAGCTAACTTTGCTTCGTACACGCCTTTGCCAAACATGCCGTTGGCTTTGCCTGTGCTGGGTGCAGTTGCAACTGAACCTGCCACTGTTGTTTCTTCAACTTCTTTTTTCTTGGTTTTCTTTTCAGGCAAACCTTTGTGCTTGGTGCTGGCAAAGTCTTCTGCATCTTTCTTGCCCATGCTTTTGGCTGTTTTAGCAACTTCTTTTGATGCTGGCTTTTTGCCTTTTTGTGCGGCATGAACCATGCCCATGAACTTTTGTTGCTTCTTGCTAGTTGCTTTTTCGTCCAATTCTTCTTCTCTAACTTGTGCATTACCGGGCTGATTGTTTTTAATCATTGTCATTGCGGCCCACAGTGAGCTTTCAAGACGACTGGCAAAGCCTGGTGGCATTTGTCCTCCGCCCTGAGCTTTCTTAGCAATTGCACGTAGTTCTGCAAGTTCATTATAAATTTCTTGAGCTTGGCCTGAGTCTGAACCTTCTTTGGTCATTAGTTTAGAAGTACCGCTTGGTCCTTTGGCTCCAATGCTTTTGCCTGTGCCTTTTGGGCGTCCTTTACCGCGCTTGTCTCCTGCGGCTGGTGTGTCGTCTGTACCCACGCTGTGGCCAGTGTTGGGATCAACTCTGCGTGTTACTTTGCGGCCAGTTGCTGTGTGCTCGATGTCATGCAATGCTCCACGCTCAATACTACCAACTTTGGGTCTTTCTACACGTGGACGCTTGTGTGCTGTGAATGGGCTGTTATCTTCTTTTTCTTCCATTTCGGCACTACGGCCCATGCCGCCACCTAGTGCTTTCTTCATGGCTTCGGCAGCCACGTCACCTAGCATTTCGTCAACTTCTTTCTTGGCGCCAGCAATCTTGTCAGCAAAAGTGATTTTGTTTTTGGGTTCGGCTAGTGCGGCAAATGACTTTTGTTTAGCAGTCATTGGTGCATCAGCTTCGGGTAGATTGGGTCGTGCATGTGTTCCGTGTGCATCCTTAATACTGCCTTTGAGACTGGTGATTTGGTCTCTTGATGGCATTCCTTTTCTTGGCCCACGATCTAGTATGTTGTGCTTGATGCCGCTACGGCCAATACCTTGTCCTTTTTGTAAAGGATCGTTGTGATCAAATTCACCACCACCTTTTAGATTCTTTGAGCCAGGATAGTCATCTGGTTTTGGACCATTGTAGTAGTCATCCATGCTGTAATCATCGTTTTCATAGTCAGGAGGTTCTTGTGTGTACAGTTTGTCTTTGTACTTGGCATCGCGCCATTTGGCTGCTTCTTTGACTGGATATTCTTTACCGTCAACTTCAAATTCTTTTTGTCCAGTTGCTTTAGCGTTTTGTAATGCACCGCTGAATTCATTGCCTTCTTCCATGTCGCCTTCGTCCATTGGGTGGCCGGTAGGTCTAGCACCAGTGGGCTTCTTGCCTGTTTGTGGCAAGCCTGCTTTGCGTTGTAGGTCACGGATCATGTCTTCGTCACTGCCATGGCCCAATGTATCAAGGGCCTTCTGACCAACTTTCTTTACACCACTGCCAATTTTTTTAACTACATTGCTCATGTCTTCATCAAATGCATCACCTATTTTGTCGCCGGCAATTGCGCCGCCTACTGCTCCTAGTGGACCAAGAGCCAGTGCGCCAAGACCTGCGCCAATGCCAGTTCCGATCATACCTTCGTCGTACTTGTCGTGTTTTTTGCGAACAGGATCCAATGCCTTGCCTTCACGTCCGGCCTTGGCCAAGGCTTCCATGCCTTCCTTGCCGTATTTTTCATAGCCCTTGGCAGCACGGCTCATGCCTTCATTTAGAGTTTGTTTATCAGCCAAGTCACTCAGCTTCTTGTTTAAGTCGTAAAAAAATGTCATGTTGTTTTCCTTATTTCATGAAGCCGGTTGCAGGCTTGGGTGGTCTTTTAATTGTTGTCATTGGGCTTTTGACTCCCATTGGCAATTGATTTGTTGTCTGTGCAGGTGCAGTCTTGCCTCCGGCCACAGTCCAGTTGGCATCCTTGGCAGAATTTTTAACAACTTCATGTTCGCTAGGTTCAGCGGCATAATCAGCTTTTAATTTTTTCTGTTCGGCGTCTGTTGGTGGCAAATCTGTGGTTAGCAGATCCTTTTGATTTTCAATGCCCAATAACTCTTTGTCCATACCTTCAGCCCAGTCACGTTGGTCCATCACAATGCTGTTTGCATCAAGACCCAGTAGTTCAGCAATCTGAATCACCTGTGGAGGAGTAGCAGGGTATTTGAAACTAACATCAATGATGTTTACAGACTGATTGGCATGGTCTGGGAACCCAACTGGTTTGGATAAAATTGGGGTTTTCTTTGGCTCAGAGATTTTGATTGGGTCGAATTTTTTTAACTTTTCGTTAAAAGCTTTCATAAAACCACCTGGCAAATCACCAATGATTTTAATACGATAATCAAAGGTTTGAGCACTTTCAATCAAGTATTGTGCAAATGTTTTCATATTTAGGATCCTATATTATATTTATCGATCAGACGTCTTTGTGTTGGTTCGATCGACTATTCTGCTGAGTAATTCATTACGGTCAAGCACAGCACCTTGACCAGTTGGGATGTTGTTATTGTTAACATCATCTTTATCTAGTTTTGCTTTCTTTAACTGTAGATCAATCATCTTTAGTTTTTTATTCATCTTGGCAGTTTTTGCTGTGATAGCATGGCCTAGCATCTGGCTGGCAACGCTAAAAATTTCACTGGCAAAACGGCTGTCTACCTGCATGCCAAGATCCATGAGATTGTCAAATTCTTTAGTGGCCTTGGCTGCCAGTTCATCCATTTCCTGATCACTGGCTTCTAGTCCTCGAACCGCAGGTAATGCTGCCTCAATCTTGTCTAAGGCATCTAGAGTTTCTGGTAGTACTGGGAAAGTGGGCTGTGACTCGGGTGTCACAACAGTATCTTCAGTGTCTGAAGATGGAAGATCAAATAAAGATTCAAGTTTACGAGTCATGCGGTATTTACCGCATTATTTGTTACCGTTCTTGAATATATCGTCTTCGGTAATTACTCTAAAAACCAGTCCTTGACGCTGGCACCATTTTTGGGCACTATCCCATTTTGCGTAGTTTACAGCAACAACAGCACGGTCACGTTCACTCATTTTGCCTTCTATTACACTTTGCTTTTTGGGTTTGATTTCAATTACTTCAGCAAAGGTTTTGTTATTTTTTGTTCTGTATGTAACTAAAAAGTCTGGAATGTAATTAGAAATTTTACCAGTCAGTGGATGACGATAAGGAATAACAATAGACTCACTGGCCCATTGAAGTATATTATCGTTGCTGTCGCAAAATCGCATAAACGCTAATTCCCAGCCACTGCGATAACGAGGGCTACCGTTACCTACATATTTTTGTGTGTTTTCTACTTTATAAACACCTTGTGCAAACTTACTCATATCAATACATTACGTGCGGCATAGTAATTGGGAACAACTGCTGAGTTAATTCCCAGTAACGTTGCTGGACTACGCATGCCGTTCAGATAGTAGGCCAGTGTGCTGTTCAATTGTAGTTGATCTTGATCGCTGATTGCATCCAGGATTGTCAGCACTGGTGTTTGTGTTTTGCTAGCAATTCTAAACAAAGTTGTTGTAAAATTTTGAGCTGCTAATTTGTCTTTCATTGCCTGAAAGAAAAAACTATAAACAATGTCGTACTCGTTGGTGTCTACTTCTTCAGAATAGTTGTAGAAAGTATCAAAAATTCGTACAGTTAGATCAATCTTGGGATTGATTTCATTGATAGAACGTGCCATTGTTAGTTCCTAGGTGGAGTTGGAAATAGTGGTGCTTGTAAGCGTTGCTGAATACTGGTCTGGCCGCCAGGTTGTGCTCTTACGGCGGCCGGAATGGTTGTACGCAATACATCCTTGAGTCCGGCATTGGCTTCTTCTTTGATAATACTCTGAAGATTCTTTCCTTTGAATGTGCCGTAAGCTGTGCCTGCTTTTTGTACTGCGCCAATAATACCTGCAACAGATCCACTTTGTAGGTCTTCATAGATACCAATACCGGCATCCAACAATCCACCTTGGCCAATTATGCTGGAAGTGCCGCCTGGACGGCTTAGTGGGCTCTTTTCCTGGTCGTAGTAATTTGGATCAGCAAAGCCTTGAACGTTTGTGTCCGGTCTAACTGCACCAATTGCACCACTATAGTATTTTACAGTTTCGTAATTAATAGTCATTGAGTTTTGCATAACGCCATCCCCTTGACTGTAATCATAAGTGTCGTGTGACCAATCAGAGATCATTGGGTTGATTAATACGTATTCAACAAACTTGTGTTGATTAAATCCGTATATCGAAATGTCTCTAAAGAACGCAGGCTTTCCGCCTGCGGCATTGGTACCATCAGCATAGGCTTCTCCAATATAACCCCAGTCGTTGATGAATCTATCATTGGCATAGATGTCTCGAGTATTGTATCCAAATCCGGCTGTTCTGTTGGCATTTGCACCCATGGAGCCGTTTGTGGACGTTTGTCCTCGATAAGGTTGACTAGGATCTTTGTAGTAGTAGCTGTAGTAGTTATACCACATTGTGCGAATTAAATCTCCGCCGTCATCATGAAAGTCCACTTGACAAGGCTGATAGTTAATTTTTTTCTGTACCAGACGTTTTCTATTGTACTGGTTTAGTGTTTCTACTTCGATATTGAACTGCGGCAGTTGAATATTTTTTACCAAAAGTCCAACTGTTGATTGTGTTCCTGCCTGAAAGACCTGTCTCAAAGAAGGAATTTCAGTGGTGTTGATATTAAAATAAACGTGGAAAAGAAACTTAAATCTGGGCAGGTTTTCGTAACCATTGGTACGAAATGTTTTACTCGCATGTGTATAATCTTTGAGATAATCGTTCCCAAAGAATGTTTTAAGAAAGTCCTGCCCAAATGCCATGTGCTAATTAGCCGCTGACTACGTTGTTTACAGTACGTGCAACAGTAGCACCAACACCAGAACCAAGTGGAGTCTGGAGAGCGTTGTCGAAGCGAATCTGCATTGTGATAGTTACAGCTTCACTTGATGCATAATTCAAGTCATTGTAGTTAACATTAGACAAGTAGCAACCATACAATTCCCAAGTCTCAAGAACCACTGGAGTATATGCACCGTTTCCACCGTCTAGAATTTCACACTTGGTAGTGAACTTGTAGTCAATACCTGAAGCGGCACTAGCCTGCTCATAGAAATCCAACTGCTTCTGTAGTTGTTCCCCGACTAAACGAGCAACTTGACCACTAGCGTCGTCACGTAGGTTAACAGTAACCTGTTCCCAACTGTGTTTACCAGCAACATATAATTTGCTGTTATAGATATCAATTGGAATTTCTTCAAATGTTACCGATGGGCGAGTAAAGTCAACCACCTGCTTGGTCAATTCAGTACGCGGTGTTGCAATACCGAAGTTTTCAAATATCGCACGAAAGCGATATTTAAGTTTTGGCATTAACAGACCTTGGTTGGGATTACTTTGATCACTTGCCAAAGGAACTGTCATTCTGCTAATAGATGCTACGGCCATATTAAAATCTCCTATATGTAATTATTTATGGCAAGTGATGTCTAAAAAAATGGGGCATAGGCCCCATTTTTCTGCATTGTAATGCCATACAACCAGCCTATTAGGCAGCGGCTGCACCGCCACCGGAAATAGTACCAGTGTTCTGAATACGAACCGGAATGTAGATAAATTCAACTGCCTTGACAGGCTCAATTGCAATATCAACATACAATTCATTACGATCAATACGAGCTGGTGTGTTGTTACTTTCGTCACATACCACCAGGTAATCATAGATACCGCGTTTTGCTACCAGGTCAATCATTAGACCATCAATTGCATTGCTGATTTCGTTACGAGTAATTTGATCGTTTGGTTCAAACACATATTGCTTACCAATCTCCATCAATCGTCCACGGATGAATGCAACTAAACGTGCCACGTTAATACGATCCATTGCACTAATCACAGCACTTTCGGTCTTGTTACCATAGTTTGTAATGCCCACGCCTGGAATGAATGTAATTGGGTTAATCTTGTTTTCATACAAGATATCTCTTACACTTTGACCTGTAGCAATAGTCACAAACTCACCAGTTAGACTGTCAATGTAACCAATACGTTCTGCATTGTCAACAATACCGCGACGTACACCAGCCGGTGCTAACCATGGAAATGCCACTTCGTCACTGCGAACAATTGTACGTAACATCATGTGACTTGATGGCTGAACAACCTGACCACCACTCAAGTCAGTGGTCTGACATTGTGGATAGAACACGCCAAGATATGGATCGCTGGTGGTAATACCATCTTCGCCACCAATGCCTAGGCCGCCTTGGTTTGTGGCCCAGTCAACCAAACTGTTACCACTAGGTCCAAGACGTAATGGTGTGTCACCAATAACAAACGCAGTATTGTTGCGCTCGTTGTTTAGAGCCACCATGTTGATCATTAGTTCTGGATACTGTGGGCAAGCAATCAAGTTAAATTGTTGTTGCTCTTCACGTAGTGTATCCTGCGTATCAACTGCTGATTTTAATGCGGCAACAATGATTGCACGTTGTGCTTTACGTCCCATGTATGGACTGCCATCAATCTTGTTACCACTAACAGTTGTCCAGGCATTGGTTTCAAGCAATGCCCAAAAACTGCTGTTAGTTGGCAAATTGCCAGTGCTGTTGGCAGTACATACATAAATTACGCCGTTGTACAGAGCTTTGTCTCCTACTAGATAAGCAGTCTGGGACGAGTATGGATTAACGCTGAAGTCTTGTGCATTGAAATAATCAACGCTGAACTGTTTGACATTGTATCCACTGCGACGAGTATTCCATAACAACATACCAGCTGGATATAAGTCAGCTTCGGGTGCATCTAAATCTAGATAGTTGCTGGCTAACAAACTTGTGATTGTTGGGTATGCGCCAGATACTGGGTCAGTTGTGCCGTTTGGTGCCCAACGTGCGTCAGCAAACAATACACCGTTCTGGGTAGTTTGATCCGTGTTGTTAATAGCAACCCAGGTATCAGCACCGTCAACTTCTTCATAACGATAAATCAATGGATAATTTTCTAAATCAGATGTGTCAATCCACAAATCTCCATACACCAACGGTGTGCCGTCTGTTTGTGTAGCCGGTTGTGATGCGCTGATGATAGGTCCATTGGGATCAGTTACTGTTAGGTTAT